ACCCATCTTTACTGTACACACCATTGTATGGAGTATTTATATGTACTGAGAAATAAATACGTATAAATACTTTTTTATCTTCGTCTTCTACCACCACCCCCTTTTTTTGACATTACCATTACAATTATTACGATTAATATCAAACATGATATACTCGATACAATACCACCGCCTCCGCCACCGATCAGGAGTTTCTTTTTCGTTTTCTTAGCTTCCTCTTCCTCTTTCTTTTTATCTTCAGCGATAGTTTTTTTCAATTCGTCTACGGCGCTCGTCGAAACACTACCGGATCCACCCGAACCACCCGATCCACCCGAACCATCCGAACCATCCGAACCACCATCAGTTAAACCACTCGTCGAATCTATATTACACGCGGCGTTAACTTCATCGTTTGCTTCTCCAATCTCTATTGACATTACACACGCATTAATTGTACCATTACACCCATCGTCATGTCCTGGTGGTTGGTAAACATTTACTCCCGAACACGCGTCTCCACATGGTAAATATACATTTGGATCGGGTATATTAAATCCAACATACTTATCGTAAACCTCTTTTGCCTTTGCACATCCCACCGATGTTGGTCGATTGGCACAAACCGTTTCATAGTTTACGACGTTATAACACTTACAAAACTCCTTATCGGGATTAGATACACAGTACTGTGAGGCGAGTGTATTATATATATCAGTTCCTAAATGCGCAGTTGTACACAAATTTAACGCATCGTCTACGATATTATCTTCTTTTTCACACCATTCTCGTGCTAATGCTTTACTCGTATCGTATAGTTGACACGTCTTGTTATCGTGTGTTACTATTTTATTAAGATTCTCCGGTTTAGAACAGAATTTTTTAGCAATATTATCATACATTGATACACGAGGATCTTTATTGGAATCCGCATTTTTTACAGCTTGTGATAATGCTTTTATTTTATCAGCGCCTTTATACACACACGAAACTTTTTGGAACCCTTTCCAATACGCATCGCCCCCTGGACATGGTTTACCTTTATGATCTTGTCCAGATAACCATTGATCGCTATCATTTGCTGAATATTGACCATCACCCGTTCTTCTTATATCTGGAAAATGTCCCCATTGACAATTTCTAGTGTCGTATCGTTTACCGTATATAGTTATATCTTCACGAATTCGACCTTCGTTTATATTCTCAGTAGGTATGTCTATCTTTACTATATCACCTACTTGATCATGTCTTTTGTACCATCTATGATCGCGGTTAGCACATTTACCTTTACCATGAGAATTACCATCCACGAAACTACGTACATTATCACCTTCACCCATAATCCACGCAACACCACCGTTGTCATCATTCGTCCAGTGTTGAAATCCTAAAAATGTCGTGTTCTGACAATCACCCGTCACTATACCTGATGCATCTCTATCAAACATATCCTCGCTGGTATGGAGTTTTTTTGAGGACGTGAAAGACTTTTTATCACCGCCGTAATCTTCGTGATCGTATAATGTAAGTTTACATGCACCCATTGTATGAACTATTTATATGTACTGAGATTAAAATACGTATAAATACTTTTTACTTTTTTCTAGAATTTAACATGAATACTATACAGAGACATGATGCACATATAACTGAAAAGAATGATGTACCGACCTGGAGTGATGTATTGTTTGCTAAATTATCTAGTTTATCACTTTTAGTTCGTTTCTTTTTTTCTTCTTTCTCTTGTCTATTCGCTAAATTCTTAGGATCGAGTGCATCCGCACCAAACCCGTGTTTTTTAAGGAACTCGGCAGGATCCTCGCCCGTACCTCTGTGGCGCCAACATGATAAAACAACGTCATCGTTACTCTGTTTAAAAGAGGCGCGTCCTTCACCACACGCAAACATACCTGAACACCCTTCCTCGAAGTTTGTAGGTTTGTATTGTTGACCCTCGGCCCAACACGCTTTGTGTGTACACCTCAAACTATTAACAACATCGTCTCTAGGGAACTGGAACGCCGACGTAAGTGCCTCGAATCTATGTTTTATGGAATCACACCGAGCCCCATCCCGCGTTTTCAAACTAACGCGGGGTGCCCATTCACCCACGTTCCATGTACCCGCAGATCCTGTAAACGTGTTCGATGTAAGTTTACGTTTACCTTCGCCGTCCTTTTCCCATATTTTGTTTAGTTTAGCTCCAGAACACGCTTTTATAATCGCATCGGCTTCGGGTGTATCCCATGCGGCACTACTCGCGGGTTGTTTCCTAGAAACTGTCGTTGGTGATGAACATAAACCTCTACATATATCTTGGTGAATAGACCCTTCCTCCGTACAAAACGTATCGCCTAAATCTTTCTGTTTAACAACAGAAACCTGGTCGTATAAACCACCACACTGTTTTTCAGGGTTCGTTGCGTTATAGCATCGACACCACGAATCCTCGGGTGTTTTATCACAGTACCATTCGGCAATTTCGCGGTACTTCGTCTCACCGAGTCCCTGTACAGGTTCGTCCGTGTTACATATTCTTTGTGTATCGTCTTTTATGTTCGTCTCTTCTCTACACCATTTATCCGATAATTTAGGGAAATCGACTTCGGGGAACGATCTACAATCTATACCGTCTAAAGGTTGGGAAACCATTGACGCGAGTCGTTTATAATTTTCAGTCGGGTTGGTACACCATGTAACCGCAAACTCGCGCCATTTTTTCTTCACGGGTGTTGCGTCCCCGTACCTTTTAGCGATACCATAAAATTCTTGTATAAAATCTTGTTTATCATCCTCCTCTAAACTTCCTAATTCTATAGTTAAAGTTTTTGTTTTGTTTAGAACATCCCATATCTTATCAATTTCGTGGTTCCAAATATCGTTACCTTCATCATCTTTTGTTTCGGGTTCCCAAGATTCTCCGTCTATCTTTATAATTATTTTATCATTAGATTGCATTTGGATTAATTGTATACCGTCTCCCTTGGCAGTCATATTATGTTCGGACATCCCCGATTCGTAACTTCGATCATTACTTAAGGGAAGACCCTGTACCATTCCAAGTTCGAAAGCTAAACACATTTCGGGTGACCAATCGTATTTAGGTTTCCAACAATCAGATATACCAAGAGCACAACCTACTGATTGACCAAAACTATTGATATCGTCTGCTACACCCATTTATATGTACTGAGATTAAAATACGTATAAATGAAAAGTATTTATTTATTATTTATAAATTATCGAGAATTGATTCGAGTTTGGAAACATCTTTTGCTTTAGACGCCTCTAAAACTTGGCGGTGGATATCCTTGTCCATCGTGAGTACCTTGAAACGACCATATACGAGAAACGCTTTTTCGTCTAACGTATCTCGGTTATCCCGAATATACGTTCTAATTTCAGATTTATCGCCTGAACCAAGTAAAAGTTCTTTTTCTTTCGACGAAAACATGAACAAAACTACACATATAATTGCAAGTGCTATGATAATTCGCTTATCAAACTTCATTTATATACGCGAATATTTTTTTACTTCATCCCCATCATCAGTAACAGCAACATGCAACAACAACAACTAACAGACATCATGGTAACTCCACCACCACCGTATAATATAACAGCCTCTTCTGGTGTAAGCGGTATTTTAGCTCCCGCTTTTTTCAAATACTTTCTACATTCGGGCATCCATTCGTCACGGTTTTCTACAGATTCTCCACATGGATAATCATCGTCTATACTGGCGTCGATACATTGAGAACACATAGTTATATCATCCTGACATGTTCCTTTATTAACCGTAAAATTATATGCCTTATCTTTTCCAAATTTCACCAATATGGGTTGTTTTTTCACAGTATCTGAATCACATGTACCATCTTTCAAGCATTTTCCACACACTTTTCTAGTTTCTTTAAAAGCGGTCAAAGATCTTCTTTTTTCTTTCAAATCTCCTATGATGTCTGTGAGTCCCATTTTATATAGTAGTGTTATTTTTTTTCTCAGACTACTTTAAAATAAACCATGGTCTGTATTCTTGGTATGGGCGATTGTGGTACGACACAAACCGTCGAAAATGTATTTAACATGAAATCTCTCACGCAAAAAATATTCAAACAATCGACAACGAATATCCAAACGTGTGATGCATCTGGCGTTAACATTCAAGAAATGAAAATAATGATTGGTACGTCGCATAAAGGGTGTCCTATCACAGCAGGACAAACTATTAAATCGTCCGTTGAGTGTGAAGGTGAATTTAAACCCGAAAATATCGTCGACATGAAAGACGAAATCGCAAACGATTTGAAACAGGCAGCAGCTCAAGATATAGAAACAAAAGGTGACATGTTCCAAACTGCTAAAGTTCAATCGGACGTGAGTACAAAAGTCGATCAAGAAATCCAAAATATTGTTGATACACAAATCACGACCGAAAACGTAAACACGGTTGCTGCGAGTTCGGTTAACATTCAATCGGGTGAACTTACAATCGTTAACTGTTACGATGAAGTTGACTTTTCTCAAAATATAACAGCGCAAGTTACCGCCAAAGCTATCACACAAACTCTAACTAAATCTATCATGGATAGTACGGTCCTTAATGGAATTGTTGCTGAACTCGAAACATCGTCGGTAACAAAGGGTGGTGGTCTCGGTGGTGTTTTTGAATCTATCGGTACAATGTTCAGTAACATGTTCGGTGGTGGAGGAATGTACGTTTCCATGTCGAGTTCCTCGTTTTTGTGTGTCCTTGTCGCGGGTATAGTGACACTTGGTATGTCTGACGCGGGTCAAAATGCGATCAGGACTGGAGCTAATGCTGGTGCAAAATCAATGGGTGGTGGCTTCTAAACACAGCTTAAAGATAAAAATTTCCTTTATATTAATGATTTTAAGTATAGACGTCGGTATACGTAACTTAGCTATGTGTATGCTCGACGAAACGTCTAACCTTATTGTTCAGTGGGATGTGTCTGGTGTACCTCCTGAACATAAAGACGGACTATTTGTTTCTCTCAGAAACCATTTAGACGAAAAACCTTGGATTTTACAAGCGGATACAATTCTCATAGAGAAACAACCCGATAAAAATAGGAAAATGAAAATGGTCGAACATTTCTTACACGCCTATTATATAATACGTAACCCTAAAGCCGAAACGATCATTTACGACGCGCGTTTCAAAATACCCGATTTTGCGGGTCCCGGTAAAGTCATGTATAATAAACGGAAAAGGGCATCGATAGAAAGGTGTCAGGAATTTATATGGAACAATACGGTTAACGCACACTGGATTCCTATATTCAACGCGTCAAAAAAGAAAGACGATCTTGCCGATACGGTCATGCAAGCTATTAGTTTTACGAAACGTATTGAACCCATGCAAAGCGTCGCGAAAAAGGATAAAAAACTCGTACCGAGAAAACCTAACGAAAACCAAAAACGAACGCGGTACTCGAAATCGAACTTGGCGTACGTGTATAAGAATAGGA